ACTGAGTCTCCATAATCGGCCCCGATTCTGAAACGCGGAGGAGCAAAACGAAATCGCATGGGCACACGCGGGCGGAGGTCCGCGGCCGCGTTGGCGCTGGTCGCGGAAACGAGCGAGGCCGAGGCGAAGGTTGCCAGGGCGCGGCGGCCGGAGCCCCCGCGGGACCTGACCCCCGAGCAGGCGGTGGAGTGGCGGGCGATCGTGGCCGGGATGCCGGCCGACTGGTTCCGGCGCGAGACCTACCCGCTCTTATCGCAATACTGCCGGTGCGCTGTTTCGGTGCGAAAGCTCGGCAAGGTGCGGGACCAGCTCGAGCGGGCGAAGCGGTTCAACGTGACGATGTACGAGCGGGTGGCGAAGCTCATCGGGCGCGAGGCGCAGCAACTCCAATCGCTGGCGACGAAGATGCGCCTGAGCCAGCACGCGAGTTATGACAAGAAAAAGTCTAAGGGCCCCAGTAGCTCGGCCCCCCCGCCCTGGGAAGACGAAGACGACGAAGACTAAGGCGCCGCAGACGCGGGGCGACCGCAACATCCGCTGGATCGAGAAGCATTGCCGCATCCCGGAGGGCGCGTATGTGGGGCAGCCCGTGAAGCTCTGCGACTTTCAGAAGGCGATCGTCCGGGGCATCTACGACACCCCGACGCGGCGCGCGATCGTCTCCTTCGGGAAGAAGAACGCCAAGACGACGCTCGCCGCCTTCCTGCTCCTCCTGCATACCTGCGGCCCCGAGGCGCGCGTCAACTCCCAGCTCTACAGCGGCGCCCAGTCCTTGGACCAGGCCGCGCTCGTCTTCGCGCTCGCCGCCAAAGTCGTCCGCATGTCGCCCGAGCTCTCAGCGCACGTCATCATCCGGGACACGGTCAAGGAGTTGTACTGTCCGGGGCTCGGGACGATCTACAAGGCGCTCTCGGCCGACAAGAAGACGGCGCACGGCAAGTCGCCGGCGTTCATCATCCACGACGAGCTGGGGCAGGTGGTCGGTCCCCGCTCGGCATTCTACGACGCTCTCGAGACCGCCACCGGCGCCCAGGCCGCCCCGCTCTCGGTCGTCATCTCGACGCAGGCGCCGACCGATGCCGATCTCTTGTCCGTGCTCATCGACGATGCGCTCCGCGGCGTCGACCCGATGGTGAAGTGCTTCCTGTACACGGCGGATCCTGAGGCCGACCCGTTCGCCGTGGCGACCATACGCCAGGCGAACCCCGCGTTCGACGAGTTCCAGAACCAGAAGGAAGTCCTCTCCATGGCCGAGGACGCGCGGCGCATGCCGTCGCGCGAGTCCGAGTACCGGAACCTCATCCTGAACCAGCGGGTCGAGCGGGTGAGCCCGCTCATCTCGGTCGGCGTCTGGAAGGCGAACGGCGCCGCGCCGGCGGTGGACTGGTCGGACGGGGCGGTCTACGGTGCGCTCGACCTGAGCTCGACGACCGACCTGACGGCCTGCGTCTGGGTGACCGAGCGCGACGGCGCGTGGCACGTGCGGCCGACGTTCTGGCTCCCCGCCGAGGGATTGCGCGAGCGTTCCCGCCTGGACCGCGTGCCCTACGACGTGTGGCACGAGCAGGGGCACCTGCTCACGACGCCCGGCCGGTCGATCGCCTACGAGTACGTGGCCCAGCAGATCCTCGGCGTGCTCGAGTCGCTCGACGTGCGGAAGGTCGGCTTTGACCGGTGGAACCTGCGGCACTTCCGGCCCTGGCTCATCAAGGCGGGGATGTCCGAGGAGCGCGTGGACGAGGTCTTCGTGGAGTTCGGGCAGGGCTTCAAGGACATGACCCCCGCGGTGCGGACGCTCGAGACGGCGCTCCTGAACGGGAGCGTGCGCCATGGGAACCACCCGGTGCTGACCATGTGCGCGGCGAACGCCATCGTGAAGGGCGACGAGTCCGGGGGCCGGAAGCTCGACAAGCTGCGCAGCCGGGGGCGCATCGACGGCATGGTGGCGCTCGCCATGGCGCTGTCGGTCGCCAGTGACGGCGCCCCGTCGCTCGGCTTCGTCGACGAACCACTGGTGGCCCTGTCATGAGGCTGTTCGGGTGGGAGGTCACGCGGCCGCGCGCCGACGCGCAGATGACGCTCGACCAGCTCATCCAGCGGCTCGACGCGATGTTCGCGACGGTGAGCGGCATCTCGGTCACGCCCGAGTCGGCGATGCAGGCGCCGACGGTCCAAGCGATCGTCCAGGCCGTCGCGGGGGCCATCTCGACCCTGACCGTGCGGGTGCTGCAGAAGACGACGAAGGCAGGCCGAACCAGTAAGGAGCCTCTGCCGAACCACCCGGTAGATCGCCTGCTATTGGCCCCGAACGATACCGAGGACCGGGTGACGTATTGGCTCGACGCGACGAGTTGGCTCATCCGGTACGGCAACCATTACGCGGTGAAAGGGCGCGGCATCACCGGCCCCATCCGCCGCCTCGTCTCCATTCCGCCGGGCGAGGTCTCGATCGAGCAGCAGCAGGACCGGACGCTGCTCTATCGGATTGGCACCGAGCCGAAACGCACCGCGGCGCAGATGCACCACGTCCGTGGCGCCGCCCGGAACGGCTGGGAGGGCGACTCGCCGGTCATGGACGTGCGCGAAGCGATCGCCCTCGAGATCGCGGCCGAGCGCTTCGGCGCGGCGTTCTTCGGGAACGGGGCCCTGCCGCTGCTCATCTTCAAGTACGCGGTGGGGTCGCAGGGGCACAAAAGCCCGGCCGCCCGCCAGCAGTTCCTCGACGAGTTTCAGAGCGCCTTCAAGAGCGGGAAGGCGTTCAAGGGCTTCCTCCTGCCGCACGGGATGGACACGCCCGAGACCGTCGAGATCAACAACGACCACGCGCAGTTCTTGGACACGAGGAAGCTCCAGCGCACGATCATCGCCGGGGCCTTCGGTGTGCCGCCCCACATGGTGGGCGACTTGGAGCGGGCCACGTTCTCGAACATCGAGCACCAGAGCCTCGAGTTCGTGCAGCGCGTCGTGCTCCCCAAGGTGCGGGTGTTCGAGGGCGCGATGGAGCGGGACCTCCTGACGCCGGAGGATCGCGCTCAGGGCGTCATCATCCGGTTCAACATGGACGCCCTGCTCCGCGGCGACTTCAAGTCGCGCCAAGACGGGCTGAACATTCAGCGCCAGGCGGGGGTCATCAACGCGAACGAGTGGCGCGAGCACGAGGACATGAACCCGCGGACCGACGTGGGCGGCGAGCATTACTGGGACGAGGGCCCGTCCGGTCAGGGAGCGGAGCCGAACAAGGATCCGGCGGCGGATCCCGAGCAGCCGGCCGGTAACGGCAACGGGGATGGTAACGCGACCGGACGCCCAGCGTCCGCACGGAGGTGGTGACATGAAGCGCAGTCCCTTCCGACGGCCGGCGCAGGCTGGCCTCATCCGGGCCCAAGACGAGGCCGTCGAGCTACTGCTCTATGACGAGATTGGCTTCTGGGGCATCACGGCGAAGCAGGTCGCCGAGACCCTGGCCGAGATCGACGCGGGCGAGATTCACCTGCGCATCAACTCGCCGGGCGGGGATGTCTTCGACGGGGTCGCGATCTACAACTCGCTCCGGCAGCACTCGGCGCGCATCGTGACCCACATCGACGGCTTGGCGGCGTCGATCTCCTCGGTCATCGCGCTCGCGGGCGACGAGGTCCGCATGGCGCCGAACGCGTTCTTCATGGTCCACAACCCGTGGGGCGTGACGATCGGCGACGCCGCCGTCCACCGGAAGACGGCCGATACGCTCGACAAGATCGCCGGGGGCGCGATCGCGAGCACGTACCAGGCGAAGACCGGGGCGGAGATCGAAGACGTCGAGCGGTGGATGAACGAGGAGACTTGGTTCAGTGCGGCCGAGGCCGCGGACGTCGGCTTCGTGGACGTGGTCGAGGAAGCGGCCGCCGTGGAGGCCCGCGGGCCGCTGCCGTTCGACCTGAGCGCGTACCATCACGTGCCGGCGGGGCTTGACTATGTGCCCGCGCACGATGACCCTTTGGAGGACATCAGTGCCCTGCGCGAGCTCGAAGCCGCCCTTCGTGACGAAGGGTTGACGCGCAAAGAGGCCGCGACGGCCCTCTCTGGCTTCAAGAAGTGGTGTCGGCGCGACGCCGACACACCGAGCACACCCCTTCGCGACGAAGGGCGTGCGGACCCTGGCGCCGACGCTGCGCTGGTTGCGGCCGAGGCTCTCTTGGCCAGCCTCACGGTTGGCAACGTCAACACGAGGTTCGCACGATGAAAACGCTTTACCACCGCACCGAGCGCGAGGTGTACGGACACCACGCCCGCGCGACGATGCCGCAGTTCCGGTTCCAGGTCGGGGGGCTCGTCCTGCCCGTCCTGCTGATCGCCTTCGTGCTCTTGGCGCTGCACGCGCCGGGAGCCTCCGCCACCCCGCACGGCTTCGGGGATCCCAGCATGCTCGCCCTCGCCGCCGTCGGCGCTACGACCGACACGAGCATGGTCGCCCTGACGAAGACCATCGACGCGATCGGCCGATCGTTCGAGGCCTACAAGAACACCAACGACGAGCGCCTCGAAGCCCTGGCCAATGGGGACGAGAGTCGCGCCGCCGAGCTGAACCAGACGCTCGCGAAGATCGAGAAGGACGTTTCCGCCTTCTCGGCGCGGAAGGTCGAGATGGAGAAGGAGATCGTGGCCCAGCGCGAGCGGCTGGAAGAGCTTGAGGCCCGCGCCAGCACGCCCCGGGTGTCCGCCCTGGACGTGAAGCGGGACGAGTACAAGAACACGTTCGTCAACTGGATGCGCAGCCGCGGCCAGTCGCCGAACCTCGAGCAGCAGCTCGAGACCCAATACAAGGAGCTGATCGTCCGCGGCGACGTGACGGTCGGCACCGGGGCGGCCGGCGGGTTTGCGGTCCCGAAGGTCATCTCGAGCGAGATCGAGCGGCTCGAGAAGCGCTTCTCCCCGGTCCGCGATCTGGTCCGGGTCATCAACGTCGGCACGAGCGATTACCGCGCGCTCGTGAACGTGCGCCAGTCGCCTCTCTCGTCTGCCCTGTCGGGGTGGGTGGGTGAGACTGGTTCGCGGCCGGCGACGGTCACCCCGCAGCTCCGCGAGGTGGTCCCGACGGCAGGCGAGCTGTACGCCTACCCGCAGGCGTCCGAGTGGTCGCTCGACGACCTGTTCTTCAACGTCGAGGAGTGGCTCGCCGAGGAAGTGGCGCAGGAGTTCGCGCTGCAGGAAGGTCTCGCGGTCATCAGCGGCAACGGCACGTCGAAGCCGACCGGGATGACCAACTCGGCGCCCACGTCGGTGGCGGACTTCGCCTCGCCGATTCGTGCCGCGGCGGTCTACCAGTTCGTCGCCTCGGCCGCGTCGCCCGACGCGATTCTGCCGGACTCGCTCCTCACGCTCGTGTACACGCTGGCGTCGCAGTACCGCCAGAACGCCACGTTCGCGTTCAACTCGGCCACGGCCGGGGCGATCCGGAAGCTCAAGGACACGACCAACCAGTACCTCTGGCAGCCCGGCCTGGCGCTCGGCGAGCCGGAGCGGCTGCTCGGTTACCGCACGGCCGTCTGGGAGCAGATGCCCGACGTCGGCGCGAACACCCTGCCGGTGGCGTTCGGAGACTTCCGCCGGGGTTACCTGCTGGTCCAGCGCACCGAGATGCGCATGACGCGGGACAACGTCACCAACATCGGGTTCGTCCGGTTCTATATCCGGCGGCGCGAGGGTGGCATTCCGTGGAACAACGACGCGATCAAGTTCCTCAAGACCACCTGACCTAAAGCCTATTGGTGGGGGCTCGTGCTGTTCGGCGAGCCCTCACCGGTAGCGCCAACCCCGAGGGGGCGATATGGCAAAGCGCGCAGCGAAGAAGCTGGCACCGAAGTCGGCAGCGAAGCCGAAGGCGCTGAAAGTGACCGGCACGTGGAAGGTCGATGGTCCGGTGCTGTCGCAACTCAACTACCAGCTCCGCGACGCCGGACTCGAAGCGGTGCTCGAGATTCACATCAAGAACGGCCGTCTCACGCTCGTGGTTGCGCCCATTACGCCCGGCCGCGACGCGCTCGAGATCGGTGAGCCCCGTCACGACGGGTAGTCGGCCGGAGCTAGCCCCCGAGGCCATCCAGCCGCGGTGGGCTGCCTGCGTGGTCGCCGCGACTGGCCCGTCTCTCACGCCGCTGGTGGCCGATCAGTGCGCGGCCTGGCCGGTGGTCGCGGTCAACGACGCCTATCGTCTCATCCCCTCCGCGCCCGTGCTGTACGCCTGCGACCCCGACTGGTGGGAGTTGCACCAGGGGTGCCCGGACTTCGCCGGCGAGAAGTGGAGCTCCCACGACCTGCTGAACAACAACGACAAGATCGTCACCGCGCGCCGCTACGGCCTGCGGCTCGTCGGCGGTCGTGACGGAGAGGGCTTCTCGCTCGACCCGAAGGCGATTCACTACGGGTCGAACAGCGGATTCCAGGCCATCAACCTCGCCTTGCTCATGGGGGCGCGCCGGATCCTGCTCGTGGGGTTCGACATGCACAGCCGGGCCGGGCGCCACTTCTTCGGCGATCACCCGGAGCCGCTCAGCAACTTCATGCGCTTTGAGACGCTCGTGCCCGTCTTTCGCCGGGCTGCGGCACTCCTGCCGCCCGATCGCGAGGTCATCAACTGCACGCCCGGGTCGGCGCTCGACTGCTTCCCGTACATGACCCTTGAGGAGGCCCTGTGCTTGTCGCCTGCGTGAAGACGGGGACGCTCTACGGGCCGGAGTACGTAAACCGGCTCGTGGCGATGCTCGCCCGGCACACGACGAAGCCGCATGAGGTCGTGTGCCTGACGGATGACCCGACCGGCGTCACCTGCCGCGTCCTGCACCTCGAGCAGCAGCAGCTTCCGGGCTGGTGGGCGAAGCTCGACCTGTTCATCCCGGGGCTGTTCACGGAGCGGGTGCTGTACCTGGACCTCGACACGGTGATTCGCGGGAACGTCGATTTTCTCTTTGAGTATGACGGGCCGCTCGCGATGCTCCGCAGTTTCCTGCCGCCGAGCTCGCACGGTTCGGCCGTCATGTCCTTCGCCCCGGTCCACGACTACCTCTACACGGACTTCACGCCCGATCTCTTGGAGCTCTATCACGGGGACCAAGACTGGATCTCCGCGCGCGCGCCGGCGATTGATTGCTGGCAGGACCTCGTGCCCGGGGCGATCGGCTCCTACAAGGTCGACGGCCTGGCCGATGACCCGCGCGGCTTCCCGCTCGTCTGCTTCCACGGCGAGCCGAAACCACACCAGGTCGACGGCTGGGTGCGCGATGCTTGGCGTGAGTGAGATTCTCCCGCATACCCTCGAACCGCCCGCCGGCCTGAAACACTGCCGGTCGGTGCTCGACGTCGGCGCGGGCGTCCGGCCGATGCAGTGGTATAAGCCCGAGCGCCACGTCTGCCTCGAGCCCTACGCCCCCTACGTGGCCGTGCTCCGGGCCGCAGGCTACGACGTACTGGTGGATGAGCATGGGCGGCCGGTCTCGGCGCTCGAGGGGTTGGGGCTGCTCGCGATCGCACCCGAGCCGAGGTTCGAGGCGGTGTACCTGCTCGACGTCATTGAGCACATGGAGAAGTGGGAGGGCCGCAAGGTCCTCGAGCTGGCCCAGCGCGTCGCGACGGTCCAGGTCGTGGTCTACACGCCGCACGGGTTCAAGGAGCAAACGACCGATGCCTGGGGCTACGGCGGCGACTACTGGCAGACACACCGCAGCGGGTGGACGCCCGACGACTTCCCCGGCTGGGCCGTCACGCTGCTGCCCGGCCCTGGCGCACTCTTCGCCGTGTGGGACGCCGCGTGACCGACTTCATGTCGTCCCTGAAGCCCGCGTGGCACCTCGAGCGCATCGCCAAACTGCGCGCGGGCGAGAACATCGTGCCCACCCACCTGCAGCTCATCATCTCGGACCTCTGCAACCAGGACTGCCACTTCTGCGCCTACCGTTCGAGCGTGGGGTTCTCGGTGGAAAACTTCCCGCAGGACGGCCGGAAGAACCCGGTGCGCTTCATTCCGACGCCCAAGGCGCTCGAGATTCTGGACGACTATGCCGAGGTGGGCGGCGTCGCCGTCGAGTTCACGGGGGGGGGCGAGCCGACGGTGCACCCGGACCACCTCGAGATCATCGGGCACGCGCAGGCTCTCGGGCTCGCGACGGGGCTCGTGACGAACGGCGTGCGGCTGCGCGAGCACGAGGCCTTCCACGCCCTGGACTGGCTGCGCATCTCGCTCGACGCGGGCACGCCCGAGACCTACCAGCGGGTCCGCAAGTCGGCCGCCTGGCCCCAGGTCATGCGGAACCTGAAGCTCGCCGCCCGCCTGCGGCGGCCGCGGGTCGGCGTTGGCTTCGTCGTCACCCGGGAGAATTACCAGGAGATCGGGGCCGCCTGCGCGATCGTGCGGGACGCGGGGATCCCCTACGTGCGGGTCTCGGCCATGTTCTCCACGCTCGGCGCGTCCTACTACGAGGGGCTCGACGTGCAGGTCCCGGCATCGGTCGAGGGGCTGCAGATCGTCAACTGCTTCCCGTCGCGCATTGGCGATCTGGTCCAGGGGCCGCCCGATTATGACTTCTGCGGCTACCAGCAGTTCGTGCTCTACGTCGGCGGCGATCAGAAGGTCTACACGTGCTGCACGAACGCCTACACGACCGCCGGCGAGATCGGCGACCTGAAAGGGCAGCGGTTCAAGGACTGGCTCGCGAGCTATGACCGCCGCGGCTGGAACGCGCGGAGCTGCCACCATTGCCAATTCAACGACAAGAACCGCCTCGTCAACTTCCTGCTTGACCCGGCGCCCGAGCACGTGGGCTTCGTATGATCTCCGTCTGCATGCCCTACTACATGCGGCAAGAGGCGCTCGACCGATCGCTCGCGCTCCTGCGCTACCACTACCCGGACGTCGAGGTCGTCATCTGCGACGACGGTTCACCCGTGCCCGTACAAGCGCCCGGGGCCAAGGTGGTGACGCTGCCGATGAAGGGGCACGCGCTGAACCCCTGCGTGCCAATCAACCACGCGGTCGCCGCGGCGAGCGGGGACGTGCTGGTGCTGACGGGGCCCGAGATTGAGCATCGCGAGCCGGTACTGTACGCGATGGCGGTCGGCCTGGGCCCCGACGACTACATCATCGCCGCCTGCCAAGACGTGGACGGCCGGTGGCTGGCGGGGAGCCAGGTGCGCGGCGGCGAGCAAGGCCGCGGGGCGATGCCAGCGGGATCCGGCTTTCACTTCTGCGCCATGCTCTCGCGCGGGCTCTTCGAGCGGGCCGGCGGATTCGACGAGGAGTACCGCGCGGGGCAGGCGTTCGACGACAACGACTGGCTGTTCCGGCTCGAGCGCGCCGGTGCCCGGTTCCAGCTCCGCGACGACCTGGTGGTCTGGCACACCCGCGTCCCGTGCGCCTGGCCCGACGGCGGCCACGAGCGGAACCGGCAACTCTTCGAGGCGAAGTGGGGGCCCCATGCTTGAGTACGTGAACGAGGACCGTTTGATCTGGCGCAACCTGACGCCTATCACCGCGCCGGCGGATCACCCGATGACGCTCGCCGAAGCCAAAGAGCATCTGCGGGTGACGTGGAGCGAGGAAGACGACCGCATCGATTCGCTGACGCAGGCGGCGATCGCCTACCTCGACGGGCGCGACGGGATCCTCGGCCGAGCCCTCGCGCCCCAGACGTGGGAGTACACGCTCGAGCGGTTCCCGGTGTGCGCGTGGATCGACCTGCCGCTGCCGCCGGTGCAGTCGATCACCTCGGTCATCTACAAGGACGTGAACGGGAGCCCACAGACCTGGGGCGGGAGCAATTACAGCCTCGGCGCCGACAAGCAGTGGCGCCCGCGGATTATTCGGGCCCCGAGTGTGAGCTGGCCCGCCACGTGGGGCGAGCCGGAAGCCGTGACCATCCGCGCGGTGCATGGCTACGCCTCGGGCGCCGACGTCCCCGAACCCATTCGGCAGGCGCTCCTGCTCTTGATCGGGCACTGGTATAGCAGTCGCGAAGCCGTGGCGATCGGGACGATCTCCAAGGACATCGAGTTCGCGGTGGGGGCGCTCGTGGCGCCGTACCAGCTCACGTCGTTCTGAGATAATTTGCCCGCATGGGGCGGCGGGCATAGATTGGGGCGGAGTCACAACACGCCGTGAGGGGGGTTGATGCCTGGCAATGGGGATCAGTCACGGCCGCGGCCGCCCGGCGCTGGGGAGTGCGATCGCCTGATTAAGATTGTCACAGCGGTCGAGACGCAGAACAGCGAAGGCGAGATGGTGCCGGGGGTACCATCGACCCTCGCGACGGTCTGGGCCAACAAGGTGCCGCTCGGGGGGCGTGAGGGCGAGGCCGCTCGGCAGATCCAGGCGACGGCGGCTTATCGGTGGGAGCTCCGCCACTACGTGGCAGGCGTCACCGTGAAGATGTGGGTGGATGAGCAGGGCGTCTTGTTCGACATCAACGAGGTTAAGGAGATCGGCCGCCGGGCCAGCCTGCACCTCGGGACCACGCAACGAGGAGTGGCATGAGCGACGTGACGATGGAGTTCAAGGGCGGGAAGCAGCTCGAGGCCGTCCTCCTCCAACTGCCGGAGGCGATTCGCGGCGAGATTCTGCAACAGGCGCTCGTCGCGGGGGCGGATCCCGTGCGCACCGCCGCGGCGGACAATGCGCGCACTCGGCGCTGGCCGCGCCGGCGTCCCGAATCCGTCGCACTCGCGGATTCCATCAAGATCACCCTCGGCGCGCAGGATGCCACCCATGCCGAAGTGGACGTCGGCACGAAGAAGCGCACCGCCCACCTCGTGGAGTTCGGGCACGCCAAGGTCGTCGGCCGCGGTAATGATCGCGTGACGATCGGCCAGGTGCCGGCCTATCCGTTCCTGCGGCCAGCCCTTGACGAGCACAAAGAAGAGGCGCTCGACCGGATTGGCGAGGCCTTGGGGAAAGAGATCGAGACTGCGTTCCGGCGCCTCGCGCCACAGGAACGGTGAGTGCCCACGATCGAGGACGCCATCTTCGCGCGCGGGTCGGCGTTCGCCGGGCTCACGGCATTGCTCGGCACGAATCCGACGCGACTCTATCCGGTCCAGGCCCCGCAGAATGCGGTCACGCCGTATGTCACTTACCAGATGATCAGCGACCCGCGCGAGCACGCCATGGGCGCGGATCCCGGCGTCGCCCATCCGCGCTTCCAGTTTACGCCGTTCGCCAAAACGCGGACGGAGGCGAAGGCCGTCACGCTGCAGGTGATCGCCTGCTACAGCCGGTGGAGCGGCACGTTCGCGAGCGTCGACGTGCTAAAGAGCTTCCTCGAGAACGAGGGCGACCTGGGCTTCGACGACACGGTGCTCCTGTTTCAGCGGTACGTGGACTTTCTGATGTCGCACCGAGAGTGAGCGCCTAGAATGGCGACCAAAGTTCTCACCAGCGCCAAGATCTGGCTCGACGCCTGGGACCTCTCCGGCGACCTGAACAAGATCGCCCTGCAGTACGGGGCCGACCTGCAGGACGCCACGACGTTCGGCAACCAGGGCGGCAAGGCCCGCAAGGGCGGCCTGAAGAGCACGTCGCTCGCGCTCGAGGGGTTCTGGTCGGGCGGGGTCGATCTCGTGGACGAGGTGTTGTGGAACAAGATCGGCGCCGTGAGCGTGCCGGTCACGATCTCGGACACGGGCGTGGCGGGGGATCCCGGGTCCTTCAGCTTCCTCGCCGGTCTTGCCCAGTACACGCCCGGGGCCTCCGTCGGCGAGATGCTCAAGTTCTCCGTCGATGCGGAGAGCTCGGACGATGCGCTGATCCGCGGCATCCTGCTCCGCAACTCGGTGGAGGCTGGCGCGGCAAACGGCGCCGCCTTCGCCCAAGGGCTGGTCGGTACCGGGCAGAAGCTGTGGGCGGCGCTGCACGTGACCGCGATCTCGGGCGGCGGCACATGGACCTTCAAGGTGCAATCGGATGACGCCGGCGGCTTCGGCTCCCCGACCGATCGCATCACGTTCGCCGCGGTGACGGTGAAGGGGTCGCAATGGGCGGTGCCGGTGGCGGGCCCCATTGCGTCGGACAACAACTGGCGCGCGAGTTGGAGCGTCGCCGGCGGCTCGGGCAACAGCATCACGTTCGCGATGTTCATGGGGATCTTCTAACGCCGCAAGGAGCACGACATGGCGACCCTCGTATTCACCGATGCGTCGGTGAAGATCAATGCCGTGGACCTCTCGGACCACGTGAAGTCGGTCAAGGTGAATTACAGCGCGGAGGTGCAGGAAGCGACCGCGATGGGGATGCTCTCGAAGGCCCGGAAGGGCGGGCTGAAGGACTGGAGCGCCGAGATCGAGTTCTATCAGGACTACGCCGCGGGGAAGATCGACGCGACGATCCAGCCCCTGGTCGGCGTCCAGACGGCGTTCGAGCTCATCCCGGTCCGGGGCACGGGCGTCTCGGCGACGAACCCGCGCTACTCGGGGAACGGCATCATCGACAGCTATCCGCCATACACGGGGAGCGTCGGCGAGATGGGCATGGCGCCGATCACCATGCAGGGCTCGGACGGCGTGCCGCTCACCCGAGCGGCAGTCTAGCAGGCCGCAGCATCACCAGCGGGGAGCCGGCCCCTGGCCAGGGCCGGGCCCTCACGGGCCGCGAGCGGAATTGACCGCCGGGCTTCACCCAGGGTGTCAAGGACACAACGATGAGCACTCCACTGAAGCCACTCACCCGCGAGGAGATTCTCGCGGCCGCCGACATTCTGTCGGAAACCGTCACCGTCCCCGAATGGGGCGGGACGATCATCGTCCGTGGTCTCACGGGCGAGGAACGCGACGAGTTCGAGGCGAGCTGCATCCGCGGCAAGGGACGGAAGACCGAAGTGAACTATCGGAACGCGCGGGCCAAGCTGGTCGTGCGCTCCTGCTACAAGCCCGACGGCTCCAGACTCTTCGAGGAGGAGGATGCGCCGAAGCTCGGGAAAAAGGGCGCGGCAGCACTGAGCCGCGTCTACGAGGTGGCGGCGCGCCTGTCTGGGTTGACGGAGGATGACCTGGACGAATTAGCAAAAAATTAATTGAGCAGCCGACCCGGTATTTCGCGTTCCAGCTGGCGCGCGAGTTCAAGATCTTGGATCCGGATCGACTGCTCCGAAGCATCTCGTCGCGGAAGCTCAGTGAGTGGTCGGAATTCTTGCGGCTCGAGCGGGAACGTGAAAAAGAGGAAGAGATGGCCGAGACGGCGAAGGCGCGGCTCGAGTCGAGACCGCTGCGACGGAGGTAGCGCGTGACGATCGCTCACCTGCTCGTGAAGCTTGGGGCCGAGACTGCCGAGTTCCATCAACAGATGGAGCGCGCGGCTCGGCGCGTCGAGCGCACGGGCCGCATGATCACGAAGATCGGTCGCGAGATCAGCACGGCCATCAGCCTGCCGCTGCTGGCCGGGGCGTTCGGGGCGTTCCATGTCCTGCTCGCCGAATCCGCGCGCAGCTTCGGCCCGCTCTTTCAAGCATTCGAAAACCTGAAGGCCGCTGCGCACAACCTCTTCCTCGCGGTCGGACGCGAGCTCGAGCCGACATTCCTCCAAATCATCGGCCTCCTGCGGAGTGGGATCTCCATCGTCCAGGGGTGGGTCGCGGCGTTCCACGAGCTGCCCGAGCCGGTGCGCAAAGCTGTCATCTTGGGCCTCGCGTTCCTCGCGGTGCTCGGCCCGACCCTCTTCGTCATTGGCAAGCTGATCACCGCGATCGGGGCGCTCGGCCGGATCCTGCCGC